AGAAGAATTCTGGATTAATCTGCTATGCCATATATTGGAAATAATATTCGTTCTGCTGATGATTACAGATTAATTGATGATGTAAGCAGTAGTTTTAACGGAAGCACTACGAGTTTTCCTTTACAAGTTTCAGGAGTTTCTCCTGCACCTTTTCCAAAATCACCACAACAAGTTTTAATATCTGTAAATGGTGTTATTCAGGAACCTGATCCCACTGGAACTGCAGGATTTAATATTGTAGGAAATAATATAGTTTTTAGTTCAGCTCCAGCAAATGGGCAAGCATTTTTTGGAATAATATATGCAACAGCTGATTATATAAATGCAGGAGGAACATTTCCTGCTGGTTCGAGTAATCTTCCCTCTATAACCTTTTCTGCAGATACGGATACAGGATTATATAGAAAGGCATCTGGTACTGTTGGATTTGTTTCAGACGGTACTGAGGTAGGAAGTTTTGATAGTAATGGAATAAATAGTAGTGCACTGAATATAACAGGCACTGTTACTGCAAATGCTTTTTCAGGAGATGGATCGGCCTTAACGAATTTACCATCATCAGGAGGTACAGTTGGTCCAGGAACTGAAAAGTTATTTGTTGAAGCAGAAAATCAAATGGATGCCAGTTTTGCGACACAACAAAATTTTAATTATGTAGCAGCAAGTCCTATGACTATCGCTTCAGGGGCTGTTCTTACAGTGAGTGCAAACTCTACCATGACGTTTGTCTAACAACTTTTTTATTTAAAATTATGTCAAAAGTTATTGTTGATGAAATCCAAACTGATACCACGAATGGGAATGTAAGAGTCATTCCTAATGGTACTGGAGCATTAGAGGTAAAAGGTGCTGGTGGTGATGATGCAATATTGCAGTTAAACTGTTCTGCACAAAGTCATGGTGTAAAATTAAAATCCCCTGCTCATAGTGCTGGACAATCTTATACAATGATTTTGCCTGATAATCAAGTAGCAGCAGATAAGTTTTTGAAGGTGAAAAGTATTACAGGCTCTGGAGCCACAGCAGTAGGACAGTTAGAGTTTGGTGATGCGTCTGTTGGTAGTTTCTCTGGTTTACTTAAAGAAGGTGTAAATATAACTGCTGGTAAGTTGAGTGATAATACAAATATTGACCTAGAAAATGGTATGGTACATCTTTTTACTACAGCAGAAACAACTACATCTACACCTAATATTAGATTTAGTAGTTCTACCTCTCTCGATTCTAGTATGAGTGTTGGACAAGCTATATCAGTAACTATTATTACAACTGCTGCTGCTGCTGGTTATTCTGCACAGTTAACTATTGATGGTGCTGCGGTGACAGAGAATTGGGTTGGTGGTTCTGCTCCAGCAGATGGTGGTTCAAGTGGTGTTGATATTTACTCTTATACAATTATTAAAACAGCATCAGCTACATTTACTGTTATTGGGAACCAAAGTAAAACATCATAATTTATGAAACAGGATTATTGGACATACAACAAGCCTTTGTCAATGACAGGGTTGGGCGGTGGTGCTACCTCACTTTCTGTTGCCGGTGGTGGTATTGTCAATCCGTTTGATGACATGAGTAATTTTCCCGGTGCAACTAGAGTTGGTACTTCTAATGTAATTTATTACTCTAGTCCTGGAACTACGTACTCATTTACAGATCCTAAGGGAGGAGCATCAACATACAGATTCACCGTGGTTGGTGGAGGTGGTGCAACAACTGGTGATGGTAGTGGTTGGTATGGAACAACTGGAGGTGGCGGTGGCGGTGCTGCTAGAGGAGAAATACAGACTTCTCAAACTTTAGGTATTAATGTTGCTCAAGGTGGTGGTAGTCCTATTATATCTGGAGTTAGTGATAGTTCTGTCTCTTCTTGGTTTCAAGCAAGTATAACTCATTCAGCCAATAACACTAATAGTGTTAAAGGTAGAGGTGGAATTTCTTATGTACAAGCAGCACCAAACCCTAGTGGGCACTGGTTACTTTATGGTTATGGAGGACTGCCAGGAGCTCAAGGATATCATAGCTCTCTAGCTAATCGTTTTGGAGGGCTTAGCAATGGATATTCCTCTAGTTATAATGGAAATAGATCATTTTGGCTGAATGGTGGAAATGCAGCTGTTTCTTCTGGTGGCGGTGTCACCGTAACTAATGGAACCACTGAATATGGTGGAACTGGTGGATGTGCTGCACATCAGAATTACTATCAGTCAGGAATTGCAGACCATCCTCTTGATGGAAAAGCCACTTATCCCTCCAATTCTACATGGGCGGCTACAGCTGGTCAAAGCACCACATATGCTGGACCAGGTGGTGGAGGTGGTTCAGATTGGGATAGCCAATATCAAATCGGTAGTGGAGCTGCAAGTTATGCTGCTGGTGCTGCAGGTGGATCTGCTTCTGGATTAAATACACTATTGTCTGGGTCGGGATTATCCAGTGTTGGTGGAAACGGTTCTAATTATTCTGCACGTGGAAATGGTGCAACATATGGAACAATAGGTGGTGGTGCTGGTGGAAATAGTAGATATAGTAATAGTGATTCTTGGACTGATAATTTTAGAGCAGCAGATGGAATCGTAATTGTAGAATATCTTGGATAAAATTAGACATTTTAAACTAGATATTATAAGAAAATTATTTTTTTAGATATGTCAACAGTAAAAGTAGAAGAGATACAACATCCGTCTAATTCTAATAATGCAGTTTCTGTTGCATCAGATTCAAGTGTTGCACTAAAACACTCTGGGAATCAAAAATTAGTAACAAGTTCAACAGGTGTAGATATAACTGGAACATGTACTGCTACAACTTTTTCTGGATCAGGTGCAAGTTTAACTTCTATACCAGCAGGTAATTTAACAGGTGCTTTACCAGCTATTGACGGCTCAAACCTAACTGGTGTTGGTGGCGGTGGTGCTTTAGAGTTTGTAAGCAAATCAACAATTTCTACTAACAACTCTACTACTCAAATTAACTTGACAGGTTTAGATTATGGATCTCTTTATAAAGTGGTTATGAAGCTTGCATCTATGAGTGGAAGTGGTCAGCCACATATACATTTGTATTTAGATGGATCAATCAACACAAGTAGTATTATTGATTATGTTTCTAATAATGCAGGGTATCAGCAACAACTTTTTGAAGATCAAACACATATAACATTATACACTGCTGGCTATGATGATAATTATTGGGAATATGAAATTCTTTTTATGACAGGTTACTATGGGTGGTTTAGAACTATGCAACATCCTATAGGACATAGTTACCCTGCTGGATGGGGACAATGTTGGGGTCATTTAAACCCTTCAAATCTTGCCACTAAAAGAATTTCTGGTCTTAGTTTAAGACATTCTTCTTCAAGAACATTTCAAACTGATACTGAGGTTCTTCTTTACAAATTCAAAGAAAGCTAATGAACAAACTTGAAAATGGTATTGTAATACCACTAACTGATGCAGAAATCGCAGAATTTAACGCAAACAAACCAACAGATGCAGAAATTACTGCACAAAAATGGGTAGCGATAAGATTAGAAAGAAACGCAAAATTGGCTGCAACGGATTGGGTTGTAACTAAAGCAACTGAAACAGGAGCTGCTGTAAGTGATGATTGGAAAACTTATCGTCAGGCACTTAGAGATATACCAACACAAACGGATGCAATATCACTTGCTGCTGATTCTTCTGTTATAGATAATATTAATTGGCCTGCAGTACCAGGTAGTGGTAATTAAATGGTTAGCTAATTGATAGAATTAGACATTTTAAACTAGATATTATAAGAAAATTATTTTTTAGGTATGTCAACAATAAAGGTAGATGATATACAATCTAGGCAAAGTACAGATGATGCAATATCACTTGCGTCTGATTCTTCTGTTTCTCTAAAACACTCAGCATCCGCTAAATTAACTACGACAGCTACAGGCGTGAGTATTACTGGGGCGTGTGCTGCAACATCAGTTACAGCTACATCAGTTGAAGATTCAAAAGGTGATTTAAGGAATATTCCTCAAAGAGCACAAGCTTCAGCCATTACACTTGTCGCTGCTGATGCAGGGAAACATGTCGTTGCTAATAATAGTGCAAATGTAACAATTCCTGCCAGTGTTTTTTCAATTGGTGATGCTATTACAATCGTTAACAATAGTGGATCTGACATAACGATTACTTGTAGTGCAGTAACCACATATCTTGCTAATGATACAAGCACTAAAAGTTCACTAACCTTAAAAGCAAGAGGAATAGCAACCTTTTTATTTGTTTCAACTACTGTTGTTTATGGCTCTGGAGCAGGACTAGAGTAATGACTATACAACAGATGTTTTTTGGATCTAGTGGTGCTGCTAGTGCAAAGGATATTAATATATTATTTAATGGTAAATGGGGTACTGACAGTTACGGAACGGTAAGTGCGCAACAAGGTGCTAGTTTAGCTACTTATTGGTCGAGTGCAACTCTGAATAACTATAGTGGACAAAAAGCTAATGAATATGTACAATCTGACTTTACTAGAGTAGGGGATGGTATTCTCAAATTTACTCTTCCTGCTGCCAGTTACAAAATTTATGCGAGGAGTGGTAGTGGTTCAGGGAATAATCGTTGGACAGGAGCTACAGCCACTGCGGATTTAACTCTTTCTAGTGAAACTAACCTTTTACTTTTAATTCCGAATCATGGTTCGGGTAATTATGGTGCAGGAGGTGGACTTTTTCTTATTAAAGGAACTGATTACACTGATTCTACTAACAATAGTGCTATTTTTATTTTAGGAGGAGGTGCTGGTGGTTATCAGGCCGTAACTACTTACGGAGCACCTGCTGATTTAACTACATCTACTTCTACTGCTGGAACTCGAAGAGGTCCATCGTCTGGAGCCTCTGGAAATTATGACCACGGTGCTGGTTGGTTAGATAGTTATACAGTGACACCTTATTCAGGTCAGCCAGGAACCCAAGCTAGGCATTTTGTAGAAGGTGGTAAAGGTGGAACATCTTCTGCATGTAGTACTCCAGGTGGATTTGGTGGTGGCGGAGGAGGTTGCCCTGGAGGTGGTGGAGGTTACGTAGGCGGTTATCCAGGTACAGATAGTCATAATGGTGGCACTGGTTATGGTGGCACAGGGAATAGTCAATACTCAGGAGGAGGCGGAGGTACATCATTTTATGATATTAATTACATATGGGTCACCAGTGCTTCTTATGGAGCAACTAATAATTCTACTTTGACTTCAGAGACTCAATCAGACCAAGGCTACTTTGGAATTTATACAGTATAAAATTAGCCATTTTAAACTATATATAAAGTAATAGAAAATTTAGATGGCATACATAGGAACAGAACCTAATTTCCTAAATCAGAATAGGGAGGTTGATGATATAAGCGGTAGTTTTAACGGAAGTACTACAACTTTTAACTTACAAGTTTCTGGTCAAAATGTAAATCCAGAAAGTGTTAATAATGTTTTAGTTTCTGTTGGTGGTGTATTACAAAATCCAGGAACAGATTATACGATTAATGCAGCCACTATAGTTTTTGCAACAGCTCCAGCTAGTGGATTAGATTTTTGGGGATTGATATTAGGTGAATTAGTCAATATCGGATCTGTATCTGATGGAACAATAACAACATCAAAAATTCTTGATGATGCTGTGACTGCTGGTAAATTAGCAGACACGTCAGTTACTGCTGGTAGTTATACAAATGCAAGTATCACAGTTGATGCACAGGGAAGACTCACAGCAGCCTCTTCTGGTTCTGGAGGAGGAATCACTAATGTTGTAGACGATACTAGTCCAGAGCTTGGTGGTAATTTAGATGTATTAACAAGAGAAATAACTACATCTACATCAAATGGTAATATAATATTTTCTCCTAACGGAACAGGAGCAGTAGAGGTAAAAGGTGATGGCAGTAGTAATGATGGTGTTCTACAGTTAAATTGCCATGCAAACAGTCATGGTGTAAAACTTAAATCTCCTCCTCACAGTGCTGGTCAATCATACACAATGATTTTGCCAGATAATCAAATTGCAGCAAGTAAATTTTTAAAGGTAAAAAGTATTACAGGTAGTGGAGCTACAGCGGTAGGACAATTGGAATATGCAGATGCAGGTGGTGGTGCATATGAATTTGTTAGTAAGACAACTGTGTCTAGCGGAACCGTATCTTATTTCGATTTCACTTTAGATCAGGATAATGTTTACAAAATAGTTTGTAGCAGGCTCGCAGCGACTGGTACTAGCTATCCTATGATCAAAGTGTTCACAAATGGTAGTTCTTCAGTAGATACCTCTGGTGGACATGCTACTGAGTTTCATAATGCAAGATCAGGTGGAAGTTATAGAAATGGTGTTGATGACATGGAAATTGATGCTGGTCAATATGGGGGTGATATGTATTATGAATTGGATGTTAGCACCTATCTTTATGGTTGGATAAAGGTTCATGGATCTCTTTTAAAAAGTTCAAGCAACACTGGGAGTTATTACACTGACTGTAGATTTGACTCTTATTGTCAACACGATGATTATGCTAATAAATACATCAGTGGTTTAAGACTATATTGTAGATTTAGGTCTTTGGCTGCTGGCACTCAATTTTTAGTTTACAAATACAAACAAAGCTAATGAACAAGTATGTAAATGGTGTTTTAACACCAATGACTGACGCAGAAATTGCAGAATGGAACGCAACAAATGTTCCAACAGATGAACAACTTCTTGCTTTTAAATGGGAAGGTATAAGAAAGCAAAGAAATCAATTATTATCAAAAACTGATTGGGTAGCAGCAAGAGCATCTGAAACAGGAGTTGCTGTAAGTGATGATTGGAAAACCTATCGCCAAGCTCTTAGAGATGTCCCAACACAATCCGATCCAGATAATATTACTTGGCCTACAATGCCTAGTTGAAACGAGATAGTTATTAGCAACTTGCAGTAATTAAATCAATTTAGTAAAATTTAAATAAATACTAAAAAAATGCAGAAAATTTTTAATGCAATAGCTGTTGCTTCAGGAGTACTTTCTTTAACAGTTGTAGGTAGTGGTTTATTTATTTACATCAATAAAGATGCAATAATAAATACTATCAAAGAAAAAGCCATAGAATCTGTTAAAGATAATTTAGGAGGTACGTTAGGTGGTTCTCTC